GTCGTTGAATGCTAAAATAAATTTACCTGCATTACTTGAGCCACTAAACTTTTCGTAGATTCTTCTTTCTATCATTTCCCTTTGCTCAGGATCAGGAGTTCCATTATTGAAGTTGATTAACATACTTGGTGCAAGTCCATTTAGTATGTTGTTTAAATGGAAGTTAGATATCTCCTCCTCTAATTCTGCGTATTGTGTTCCCCCTTGATAATCTACAGGACTATAATACTTAAAACCTGCTCTATAAGGCTTTATGTACATTATTTCCAATCCCTCTTTAGAAGTTCCAAATGCAGGTATTCTTTTTAATTCGTTTCCTCGCTTGTACTTTGACCAATCACTAAAATAATAGTAACCCTCTATTTCTCCTTTTTCGTTGCACTTCTCAGCTCTTAACGTCTCAATTGGCATATGCTCAAGCTGTACAATCTTACTTCTGTCTTTTGAGTAAATAACCTGCACAGCACATTGACCCATAAGTTTTAAGTCATAACACAACTTTCTTACACAATCATTGTTAAACAATGCTTTCATTTGTGCATATTCATTAGGCTTTTTGCTTGAGTTAGAAGCATCTAAACCTCTACCAAATATCATCTCGCTAACACCATTAATAATAGCGTTGTTTGTAGGACTTCCGTTGTATCTGTCTATAAGGTATTGGAAGTAGTTGTTATCTTCTCCGTATTCAATAAAGTCTTTACCTCTTACTTCTTTAACTTGTGGAGAAGTATAAGTACTTAAATTTACAATACTTAAATCTGATTTATTTTTCATATTACAATATAATCATTATCAAAGACATCGTTTCCTGTTGGTACTGTATATTCTGAACTATTTACTGTATAGCTTGATATAGTTTGATCAGTACAGAAAACTTTATCTTTATATATAATATTACTTCCCTCTTTTATAGTAAGGTCATAAAATCTACCCTCTACAAGTACAGGATTTAATGCTTGTGATACTACTAAATAATTTTTATCTGTAGAAGTGCTTATTGATGAGTATGTTGTTGAGGTGTTTGTTGAATCGTCTCTTAGTATCATACTCACACTTGATGCATAACTTCTTGGTATTATTTTTAATGTCTGAGCTGATGCAGATGTCGTTAAGTGTATCATACTTATATAACGTAATAACTTTAGATTTTGTGTATAAAAAAAGGGAGGTAAAAACCTCCCCTTAAAACAAAACTAAAAATTAATGAAAACTCTTATAAATATAAGAAATTATTTTTAATTAGGTGTTATTTGAGTCGCACTTGCATCTCCTGTTACTACAGTGCCTGTAATAAAGTATGGAGGAGCAGTTTCTTGTGCTACCATAGTTAAAGTAAAACCACTAAGGTCTCCCATAGCAGCTCCACTTACAATTGATCCACCTGTTACCTCAGCTCCGTGTTCTAAGCCTATAATAAAATAATTGCCATTATAGTCCTCTACAAAAACGTGAGGTCTTGCGTGTGCAATTAATTTTAGTTCTTCTTGTGTAGCTTTTTCAAGAAACGTAAGTGTTAAGTTTAATGTGGTTTCATAGAAAGTAGTTCCATTTTCTCTTGAGCTATTGATTGAGGTTTCTAAAGATGAATTGCCTTTTATATCGAATTGAAATAAAGCAGGTGTACCTGCTAAGGCAGTAACTTCTCCTCCTGTAATCGTAGCAGCACCAAGAGTACCATAATCAGCAAAGTAAACAGTTTTTAAACCACCTACCCCTGATTTACAAGGTAACTTTCTTCCTGTTGTTAGTGTACAAGCCATAATTATTATTTATTAAAAAAGGGTAGGCAGACTACTACCCACCCTCTTATATGTTAGTTAAAATATTAAGAATAAAGAACTACATCAGCACCGACACCGATTTGACATCCTGCTGTATATCTCATTACTACTCTTACGTTCTGTGATCCATCTATATCTGACATATCAATAACTTTAACTTCGTTTCTGTCATTTAATAGACCTGTTCCAAAGAATAAGTTACTTGATCTTGCAGCGATTGCTCTGTTATCAGCAAAACCTGATGATTGATAGATTCTTACGCCATCAAAGAATAAGTTATCTAATGATTGGTTGTTACCTTTATTTTCGTAACCTGCTGCTCCTAAACCTGATGCACCGAAACCACCTAAAGCTCTGATATAAGCTCTATAGATGTTTGAAGATACATAAAGAATAAGGTCATCAGCTCCGTAAACTCCTGATGGAATAGCATCTACAATAGCTCCTAATTGAGCAATTACGTTTGCTGAAGTTACTGTTGCAGCAGATACATCTACTACTGTAGAATCAGCTCCTGCTAATGTAACAAAGCCGTCAAAGTTACCTTCTCCTGCTGAACCACTCCAAATAGAAGTTTCAGTTGCACTTGCAACCTCTGCAGCTACTCTTGCGATAACAAAGTCAGAGAATAGTGGAGGTAAGTTGTCAAACGCAGAGAATCCCATTTGTGCAGCTTCCCAGTCAGCGTGTAATTCTTTCTTACAGATTTGTAAGTTTACCTGTAATTCAGTTGGTGTTAATACTTTTTCAGTAAGTGTAAGACCTGAAGTTGATGAGTCAAAATCACAGTCAGCACTTCTTACTAAGTTTGAAAATGCTCCTACTTTCATAGCAGCTTTGTACTTGATGTTTGGTAGTATAGTTATCGCAGCATCATCTAAGGTTTTTGCTGTTAATAAAGATGCAGCAATATACTTACCTGCAAATTCTCCTGCATAACTACTACTTGTAATTGTTGGATTTGGCATTTTATTTAATTTTAATTATTGGTTAATTTTTTCATTACTCTATCTAAAGCAGTTTCTCTTCGGTTGTTTCCGAATCTTACTTTAAATTTCTCTTGTGCTTCAGGGTTGTGAGCAATAGGTTCTACAGCAGGAGTTTTGCTAAGTTCTTCCTTAACTTCCTCTGCCATTTCTTCTTTCTCTTTGTGATCCTTAAGCTCTTTAATCATACCTTTGATTTCTTCAACGGCTGATTCAAATTCTTGTTTAGACACATATTGCATTTCTTCTTTCTCATCTTCTTCCTGCTCTACTTCTTCTTCTTTTTCTTCAGCAGCTTTAATCTCTGCAATAACTCCCTCTTCTTCAACTACTAACATTCTTCCATCTTCCATTAGGTATTCGCCTTGAGGTACTGCTACCTTTTCATCTTCTGTAAGAATAAAGATCTCGTTTCCTGATTCAAAAGCATCTGCTTCTAATACTGTTCCGTTTTCGAGTTTTAGCTGTGCTAACTCTAATGCTTCTTGTGGAGATTCTTCTTTGACTTCTTCTCCCAAGTAAGTCTTGATTTTGTTTAAGATTTCTGTTGATTTCATATTACTATAACGTATTTAAATTTATATTTGCATTTTTATATTATTTTAAGCTAAAGGCTCTTTAGGTACTTTAATTCTATCTAAAAGTTTTATTACTTCTATTGCTGTTTTTCGTAGTTTTACTACTTCTTTATATTCAGGTATGCTATCAGGTTTTACTCCTAACTCTTTAGCATTAGAGTCAAATGTTCTAAGAATACCATCAACCTCTCTATATACATAATTGTATAATTCGTTTCTATGCTTATTCATAGCTTTCCAAGATTGTATTGATCTGTCTACTTTATCAACTAAATCCTGAAAAAATCTATCTGCATTACTTTCTACATTTTTCAAAATTAGCACAGCACCTTTTAAAGCACCCATATTACCTAACTCTACCTTTTCTGTAGATAGTTCTGTAACTTTTGACACATAGTTCATCGCTTTTTTTCTCATAACTTATATTTTACCGATTCCTTGATTTATTATATTACCCTTACAGCACTTTACTGAATAGGTTTCATCTTTACATAAACAACCTCTACGCCCTCCTCTTGGGCTTGTCTTACTTGGTGTTTCAAATTTTTTCATATTAGCTATATTGAGAAGCGTTAAGTTCTTTTATCCAATACTCTGCATCATTTTCTGTTGCTTTTGCCATATTTATTAACCCTTGTGCCTCTTTGTCATCTACACCCAATTCTTTAGCAGCAGCAATAAATTTTTCAGCAATTTCTATTGCATTTTCAGATGCTCTTAATAACTGCACAAATGATCTATCAGCTTTCATTACAGCTTTTCTAACATCTTCCAAACCTTTTCCATTCGCTTCTGCACTTAAATTTTGCACTTCAGTTTTAGCTTTTCTTAAATCATCTATTAAAGCTAACTCTACTCTCTCTTTGCTAAATAGCATTTTACTTATTCTTTTTTTACTCATCTTCCTTGTCCTTTATATTTTTTTTTATATCCTGTTTGTCCTACACTCGCATTTTTGCTATGAGGGTGTGATTTACGTTTATTCTTCCTATATATAATAACGGCTTTTCTTGCCATTATGGTTTTTTAGGATGTCCTTTTGGTAGCAGATCATAGTCTCCTGTGTATTTAGGATTCTGTGGTCTACCATTTTTTACTAAATATAAAAAAGCATTAACTCTTGCAAAGCTCCATTGTGAAGCACTTTTTACTCTTGGACTATGCGAAGTATTAAAAGCTCCTAAACCTCGCTGAAATACAGCCTTAAGCATACCTACGTTTACACCATAGCCTAATTTCTTTTTATATCTTTCGTTAAAGTCATCTGACTTGTTTTTTAAAGTTGCAGCATCTTCTTTAGATACTTTTGCTCCTCTGGTTGTTGAGGCATCACCTTTTGCCGTGCCTTTACCTTTTGGGTTTTTATTTGGTGTGCCTGACTTAGGTGCTTTAGGAGATTTCTTGATTCCTCCTCTTTCTCCTACCTCTGCCATCTTTACACACTTACCATATACTTTTTTATATCCCTTAGGACATTTTTTCATTTCTTCTTTGATGTGAAACTCACAAGGCATATACCAAGTCTTACCCTCAAACTCGTGTTCGTGCATTCCCTCACATCCTATGTTCTTAGCCATCTCTTCAGCTTTTTCTTTGGATGCGTATGCTAACCTGTCATCAATAATAGCAAACTCTTCATTTACTACCATAGATGCTAATTCTATTTCTCCTAATTCTTTTAGTTTTGATTCTGACCATCGTAAACCTGCTTTGCCACCCCATAAAAGGTAAGAGATAGTACCACAAGCCTTAGAATCTCCCTCATCGTAGTATTCTTCTGCTCTACTTAAAAATGAGTACATTCTTTTGATTGTTTCTTTTGAGATAGGTTTCCCTTGTGCAAGTTG